ACCGTTACCCGCGCATTGATTACGCACTGCTCGAGAAGTATAATGAAGGTATCATTGCTTCATCTGCTTGTCTCGGAGGAGTATATGCGGGCAACTATTGGGAGAATCGCGAAGAAGGCCCAGAAGCGGTAGTGAGCGCAATGCGCGAGACGACAGAAAGAATGATGGAAATCTTTGGAGACCGTTGGTATGCAGAACTGCAGTGGAACAATGTCCCGGAGCAGCATGAACTCAACACTTATATCATTGAAGTAGCGCGCGAATTTGACGTTAAACTAATTTCCACAGCTGACAGTCATTACTACAATCGCGAAGCGTGGAAGGACCGCGAACTTTATGTGCGTCTTGGGTGGCTTGGGAAGGGTAGACCTTCCTGGGCCGAGGATAGTCAAGTCCCCGTTAATGTTGAAGAGATTGGATATGAATTGTATCCCAAGAATGGCGATGAAATGTGGGAATCCTACCGGATTTACGCGGACAACGCTAAAATTGAATACGACGATGACCTGGTGCTTAAGAGCATCGAAGAAACACATAACATTGCCTTTGATAGAATCGAAGATTTCCTACCAGATAATACAGTTAGATTACCATCGTTTGTTATTCCCGCCGGCGACACAGCCACATCAGCCCTTGTGAGTTTTGCTTTCGATGGCTTGAGTAAAAGAAATTTAAATGACAACCCTGACTATATTCAGCGACTACAACACGAACTGGATGTTATTGATGATCGCGGTTTCTCAAAGTACTTTTTAACAATGAAAGCAATTGCCGATGCAGCCAACACAATGATGTTATCTAGTCCTGGCCGCGGCTCGGCTGCTGGCTCTCTGGTAGCTTATGTGCTTGGCATTACGCAGATTGATCCTATTAAGCACGGGCTTTTGTTTTCGCGTTTTTTGCGCTCGGACGCCACTGACTACCCAGACATTGATTATGATGTGAGTGATAGTATGCTCTTGAAAGAAAAGCTTATGGAGATGTGGGGGAAAGATACTGTAGCTCCGATTTCTAACTGGAACACATTGCAGTTGCGTTCTCTCATTAAAGATATTTCCAAGACGTATGGGATCCCCTTCACTGAGACTAACACCGTCACAAGCGTAATGCTTCGCGAAGCAATGCCAATGGCCAAAGAAAAGCATGGTATCAAGGCAGGAGTTTATAATCCCACATGGGAAGAAGTGATGGAGTTCTCCACTTCTCTTCAAGCCTATCTCAATAAGTATCCTCAAGTTAAAGCACACGTTGAAGGGCTTGTGGGACAGGTGCGCTCATGCTCTCGGCATGCCGGGGGCGTTGTGGTGGCAGAGAACCTTGACAGACATATGCCTCTCATCAACTCTGGTGGGGTACGACAAACACCTTGGTCAGAGGGGCAGAACGTACGTCACCTTGAGCCCATGGGCTTCATTAAGTTTGATCTGCTGGGGCTTTCTACATTGAAAATGATGGAGGGGTGCATTGAACATATTTTGCGCCGACACCAGGGGATGGAGAACCCAACATTTGATGACATCAAGCAGTATTATGACGAGAACTTGCACCCAGATCACATTAACACAGATGATCAGAAGGTTTATGAGAATGTCTTTCACAAAGGTAAGTGGGCTGGCATCTTCCAGTTTACAGAAACTGGGTCGCAAAACTTTTGTAAGAGAGTAAAGCCACGCAACCTAATTGATATCTCAGCAGTTACTTCAATCTACCGCCCGGGCCCCCTATCGGCTGGTGTTCATGACGAGTTCATGGAGGCAAAAGAAAACCCACAATATATTAAATATTTGACTGATGAGGTTCAAGATATTACACAAGAAACTTTTGGTTTCTTGATCTTCCAAGAGCAAATCGCGCTCATTGCGCACACTCTTGGCAAAGATTTAACCCTCGACGAGGGCAACCTGCTCCGCAAGGTCCTTACTAAAAAGGGAACCGGCAAGAGCGACAAAACAAAGAAGGTGATTTATGACAAGTTCATTGCGGGGTGTTCGGAGAAGGGCATCAATCTCGACAGCGCACAAACTCTATGGAATAATTTTGAATACTTTTCAGGTTACGGTTTTAATAAGTCTCATGCTGTTTCCTATAGTATGTTGTCTTATCAGTGTGCTTGGTTATTTACATATTATCCCGTAGAGTGGATGGCTGCATTCCTTGACAAAGAGCCAGAGAGCAGAAAAGAAAAGGCTATTAATATTGCTAAGCAATTTGGTTACAACATCGAGCCTCTGGATATTAATAAGTCGGGGGTGGTGTGGGAGATTAGCGCAGATGGTAAGACGCTTATTCAACCGCTCACTTCCATCAAGGGGCTCGGGATGGCAGCCATCCAGCAGATTCTCGACCACCGACCTTTCCAGAACGTTGAAGACCTGCTCTTTAAAGAAGAGATAACTTACAGCAAGCTCAACAAGAAGTCATTGGATGCGCTCTGGCGAGCGGGAGCAGTCGATAAGTTGATGGATGATCGCTTTACAGGACGTAAGCACTTTTGGAGTGCGTGTGTCGTAGAGCGCCCCAAGAACCTCAAGAGGTTTAACGAGAATTTAGAACTTTATCGACCCGAAGGCGATTTTACCGAAGAAGAGATCATTCAGTTTAAAACAGAATTAACCGGCGTGTTCCCGATTAACTTGGTTATCAGTACAGAAACAGTGGAGCGCCTACAAGAAAAGTTTGTTCCCCCCATTTCTGAGTTCGACGCGGCCCTTCAGGTATGTTGGTTCATTCCACGCAAAGTGATAGCTAAAAAGACCAAGAACGGCAAGCTATATTGGATTGTTGAAACGATTGATAGTAATAATGAATCTGTTAAAATTAGATGCTGGGGCATTAAACCGGAGAAAGATAAGATCTTTCTTAACAGACCTTATATGGCGCGCCTGAAGTATGATGAACAGTGGGGGTTTTCTACTTATGCTATTGGCAAGACATTTAGATTATTAGGATGAACAATGAATGTAATAAGATATTTTAGCCCGCTTTTAAAAGAGCCCAAATTAATAGATGACCTTCCTGTAGTAATACGGGTAAGGAAGTTTGATGAGGCTGCAGCAAAGACTTTTTCTGACACAATGGCTAACGCACAAAACACGGGCCAGCCTATTGTACCAGTTATCATTGATAGCTATGGAGGACAAGTCTATAGTTTAATGTCGATGATATCAGACATTAAACATTCCAGGATTCCTGTCGCAACTATCACACAAGGTAAGGCTATGTCTTGCGGTGCCATACTATTTAGTTTTGGAACAGAGGGGCATAGATACATGGATCCAGATGCAACTATGATGATTCACGATGTTAGCTCGATGGGCTGGGGCAAAGTGGAAGAGATTAAGGCGGACGCAGAAGAAGTTGAGAGATTGAACCAAAAAGTATATCGGATGATGGCAAAGAATTGCGGTCAGAAGGAAGAACATTTTCTTAACATTGTGCACGACAAAAGTCACGCAGATTGGTATTTAGATGCGAAGGAATGCCGCAAACATAATATGGCCAACCACCTTCACATACCAGAATTAAAAATAAAAGCTGCTGTTACCTTTGATTTTGGATAGGAGGGGCCCGATGTGGGTGTGGCAACCAAACTTAAGTGGAAGCGAACGGTTAATCAACTCCGATACCTCTACGAAGAACAGGAACTTATTAAAAGCATGGCCGACGCTGCTGGGCCCGAGTACCAGCAATACTATGAAGAATATTGTAGAAGAAATGGGATCGATATTGCAGCGCTGACCGCGCGCAACCAAGGCAAAATAGATGAACTGTTTGGAACTGACGATACGAACGAGAGCATAGAAGAAGATGAACAAGATCCAACCGATATCCCCGACGGCTCGTTGGTGGTACGCGACAAAGAAATACCGGATGTGGAAGAGGACAAAGAATACAAAATGTCCCAAGAAGATCAAGAACTCCACGATGCCTTCCGAAAAGTCTTCTTGAAGCTGGCATTACAACTCCACCCCGATAAGATTGATTATTTGCTTCCGGAGAGCGAGATAGAGGAAAAGAAAAAAACATTTCAGATAGTGAAAGATGCCTTTGAAAAGAGAAGGTATTTTATTTTGTTAGATTACGCAGAACAATACAATATCACAGTCCCCAAAAACTATCAGCAGCAACTTAAGTGGATGAAACAAGAAATCCTTATCCTAGAGAAAGAAATCGAGCGCCAAAAAATAACTTATAATTATTCATTTGCTGAGTGCGACACCGATGAACAGCGCGACACACTAATTGAGAAGTTTTTAAGGCAGGTTTTTGGCGAAAATTACGCAGAAAGTAGTTGACACTTCTATCCAAATTTGGTATAGTAGTAGCACCACTAAGGAGGTAAATGTGGCAAACACATATGAAGAGAAGAAGCGGTATGTGAAGGAATACATCCGTTCACTGAACGCCATTGAAGATGCGATGGAACCATACAAGGAACAGAAGCGCGACTTGCGTTCCGAGTTTAAGGAAAACGGATGGCTAAGTACCGATGAGATTCGTGCGGCCGTTAAGGCCTTCCGTTTATATAAGGGCAAGTATAACATTGATGAAGTTGTCGATAACTTCAACATGATCACTGGGAAAACTGAACAGTGATCAGTGAATATGCTTTGTGTCGTCCGATGGCCAAGCCCCCCGAAAGGGCTAACCCATCGGATGCAGGACTAGATGTATTTTACTCCCCCGCGGAGAAAGACTTGGCCAAGAAGCTAACTATTCATCCCGGGGAAGGCGCCGTTATTCCAACAGGCCTGCGATTTGGAGTACCACACGGCTACATGCTTGAAGTAAAGAATCGTTCGAGCGTAGCTGCTAAACGCAGTCTCATTGTAGGAGCATGCGTGGTTGACTCGGGTTATGATGGTGAAGTATTTGTAAACCTTCACAACATTGGCAAACAACTACAGATCATCAAACCTTACGAAAAGATCGCACAACTAGTTATGGTTCCCGTGGTTCACTTTCGGGCAACAGAGAATATTGTGGGACGTTTGTATGATGACCCCATTACGATTAGCGACAGAGGCGATGGAGCCCTAGGGAGTACTGATGAGTGACGCCACGATTGATATCCTTAAAGAAAGAGTTAATTGGGACTCATTTTTTTCTCTAGTAGAAATGGTGGGAGCGGATTTAGATGACCGGAAGAGTCGTTTTGATAAATCAGATCTTTTTGAGCAGGCGCTCAAAGAACATACATATGATGACTCCATTCAGTGGGTTGATGAAATAGGCTGGGATCATGAAATCACGTATTGAAATGAAAACGCAGAAAAATTGTCTTTTTACCAAGAAGCGGGGTACCCTAAAAGAAAACACCGCCCCTATTAAACTCATGAATAGTCTGGGGGATGCATCCAAGAGAACAATAGAAGAAACATTAAGGTTTGATCATTTGTTGATTGTGGATACAGGCAGTGAAAAGTCTTATGCAGTAGCCGCCATCGCAAAGAAGGATATTCTCCCCGAGTGGCTTGAATTTGAGGGTGACGGCATTACTTTAAAAATGCCAACCGGGGCCCTAGAATTTATTAAGGTGCCATCTGAAATTAATATTAAAGATGTCGACACCTCAACGTATAAATCATACAAGGATTTTAAAAACGAGGCACAAAGGGATTTTCTTGCGCAATTTCAACTTTAAGACAGTTGCTTACAAGGGCAGCAAACGAAAACTAGTTTCAACTATTGTTGAACTCGCAAAAGAAACAGAGCCGGCCCGCGTGTTTGATGGGTTTTCTGGAACTGGAATTGTAAGCGCGGCTCTTAGAACTAGTGGCTTTGAGGTTGTTGCGAATGATTTAAATATAAGCTCCTTTATCTACGGGAGTGTTTTTTTAAATGGATATGAACCCGCGAATATTGCAATGCATCTCGACAACATGAATCAAATAGAACCTCAACCAGATTGGCTGACGAATAATTATTCCGGAACTGTTGTGAGGAAAATACGAGGTACGGGAGGCATGATGGCTAACCGACCACTTGGTCTTACAAGGGATAATGCTGCTAAGATAGATGCCGCTAGAAACTATATCGAAGAGATAAAGGGGCTAGCCCCACAAGATAAGAATGCATTAATTTTTAGTGTGATACGAGCATGCGATGGAGTCTTTAATAACTCCAACGATCAAAAAAGCGCACTCAAAGAATGGAGCAAAAAATCATTGGCGCCAGTAAAATTTGAGGCACCCACTTTAATTGAGGGCCCCCAAGGCATACAGCTTAAAGGAGATATCTTTCATTTAAATGTGCCGCCGTGTGATTTTGTGTACTTTGATCCTCCTTATACACATGGGGTACTTTATGCGTCCTGCTATCACTTAAACAACTCGCTAGCGATATGGGATAAGCCAGCGCTTGATGGTTCATACGCAATCCCGAGACCGCAGCGCGCAAAGTTTAGAGGCAAGGCCCCCGGAGCCTTTTACAGTAAAAAAACGATTCAAGATGATTTTGACAGATTGCTTTCAAAATACAAAAGCCGAAGGATAGTTCTATCTTATTCAGACGCCCCGCGCAATTGTATTACAATTTCTGAATTGACAAAGATTTGCAACAAGCATGGTAAAGTAAAAGTAATCGATATCGACCATAAAATTTGTACCCAGTATAAAACACAAAATAAAATATCAAATAATTTAAAAGAATTTTTTATTATCATAGACAATTAAGGAAATTTACCCATGGATAAGAAAACACAACAAACAATGTTTAGTTCGAAATCAAAGGAGTGGGCTACCCCACAACATTTTTTCGACAGACTGAATGATATGTTCGGTCCCTTTACATTAGACCCGTGTGCGAACGCCTCGAATTATAAGGTACCCAAGCACTTTACAGACAAAGATGATGGCCTGGAACAGGACTGGGGAGGTGAAGTTGTCTTCATGAACCCACCTTATGGGCGGGGCATTAAGGATTGGATCGAGAAGGCCTATGAGGAATCACGTAAGAAGAACACAATAGTGGTTGCGTTGATTCCTTCACGGACGGATACAAAGTATTGGCATGACTATGTATTGAAGGCGCATGAACTATACTTTGTTAAGGGGCGCCTAAAGTTTGGGAACGGAGAGAACAGTGCACCCTTCCCCTCAGCAGTGGTTGTGTTTCGGGATGGGTTACGGAATGCTTACTTTGACTTCCCCCAGATTGGAGTTCTTTAATGAATCGAGCGCAGCGTAGGGCACAAAAAAAGAAAATGTCGAAGGGTGAGCAAAAAATCTCCGATAAAATTTTTCAGTTTGGGACTCTCCCTACCGAATGCAGCGCGTGCAAAAAAGCATTTGACAAACAAAACAAAGCTATGGTACAATCATGGTCAGTGGTAGTGAGAAACGCCAAAGGGACCGTGTCCCTATTCTGTCCCGAATGTATCGACACAACCACAACATTTATTGAGGAGAACAAATGAAAATTAAGCGATTAACTAAGTCTTCCCTACAAAATATCCTAAACGGAAAAATCACAGAGGAAGCCACCTGCGTTATTAAATTCTATTCTAACCGGTGTCATTTTTGCCATAAACTTAAAGACCGCTATGAAGAAGTATCAGAGGCGTTTCCAGATGTACACTTCTTTGCCTTTAACATCGGAGACTATCCCCAAATTCAAAAGAAGCTTGAATTTAGAGGCGTCCCTACCATTTCTTTAGTTAATGCTGGACCCACTAAGCCAGCTGTCAAGTTGATGCCCGAGCCTAAAAAGCCCGATAAGACAACTTGGTATACTATTGAAAATATAAAAAATTTCGTTGAAAAGGAGAAGAAATAAACAATGTCAAAATATTTATACGAAGCTGCAATTCTGCAACTACGGGGGAAGGCTCTCGAAGCATATGCAACCCTCGAACTACTATTTAAGAATCCCACCGCGGTACCAGATCACTCGGCGTGGGCAGAGGAGATTATTAAGCACACCAAGATATTGGCTCAAAACGAAAATGCGATGATAACTCTTCAACAGCATTTTGGAAAACACTTTAACCCCCAGCAGCCTCCGGTCCCCGCGCCAACCGCCGCCGTCCCGCCACAACCTACTGAAGAGCCTTTGGCCCCCAAGCCGGAGAAGTCTCCTCTTGTGAGGCGCGAACTTCACAGGCAAAAAATGGCCGAAGCCGCAAAGGCTCGTCGCGAACAACAACCTCCAAAAGAACTCTATCCCCCTGCTGAGGGAGAGTCGGGTTTAAAAGAGCCGGCGCCAAAAAAGAAGCGCTCTCGCAAGGCCAGTCAGAAGGCTGAGGAAAAGCCAAGTGATGTCGAGTGAGATCGACTACGGCAATCTCACTAAACAAATCGCTTTTTGGGATAATGATCATCGCCAGGCACAACTAATAATACGTTGCCGGCACGATGGTCTCACTCAAGCAGCTTTTTTTCGCCACATTATCACTGGCTATATTAGAGGAGATGAGCGCGTGCAGGGCTATATTGATGAAGTGAAGGAAATGGGCGAAAGCCGCAAAAAAAAATCGAGAACATTAAAAAAGAAAGGAGATGAAATGGTAAAAGATTTTGCACTAACAGATGGCGAAGTAGAGAATATTTTTGATTTAGTAGCCGAGGAGTTCCCAGACCTCAAATGAAAGAGAATTTATTGAAATGTTCACAAGAATGTGTGAATACTAAGAAGGATTGCAAAGTCGAAGAGTGTCGATTGTGGGTGGATTTTGAGGAAGATTATAACTGTTGTTTAATTTCCATATATGAACATGGCCCCATGACATTGAGAGAGGTGGCGAAGCGCTTGGGTATCTCCTTTGCGAGAGTAAAACAAATTGAAACAAAAGCGTTAAAGAAGCTAAAAGACCACCCCGATGCTTCTACTTTGATTTTTTAAGGTATTTATCAAATAAAGCAACTATTTACCTTTGAGATTTACCATTTTAAGGAGATATACAATGGCTCGCAAGACTCTATTAACTGAAGGTGAGGTCCGCCGCTTCATGAAACTAGCCAGCATGGCACCCGTCGGCAAACAAAGAATGCAAGAATACGGGGCCTACCCGGGCGCTCGAGATGAAGAAGAAGAACTCGGTGCGGAACTCGGTGCCACCGAAGACGAGTTGGGGGCCGAAGATGAGCTGGCCGACGAAGAAGGCGACGAACTAGAAATGGATGACGCCGGCGGAGACGACGACGAAGAGCTTTTGGCTCGCGTTGTTCGCGCCGTGGCCGATGAGCTTGGCGTTGAAGCCACCATCGAAGGCGAAGGCGAGGAAGAGGTTGAAGTCGAAGATGAGTTGGAGATGGACGTTGAAGAGCCCGGCGGCGGAGAGCTAGAAATGGGCGCCGAAGTCGAAGAAGAAGAGCCTGCAGGCCCCATGATGGAGCTTGCCCGCGCCATGACGCGAGTGATGCGCGAAACCGGCGCCGAAGACACTGGAGCTTCCGCTGGTGATGAGTCCGAGACAGACGAGGGTGAAGAAGATTATACCACCAAGAAGGGAAAGAAGAAGAAGACGACGAGCCCGGGCCGCGGCGAAAAGAAAGGCGATGAAGCTTTTAAGAATGAGGCCATCGTTAATGAAGTAGCTAAGCGAGTTGCGGCACGTCTGGCCAAGCAAAATCAGAAAGATGCAATGG